GTGTTAATTCACGCAAAGCAACACATTTTAGAATTTGGGCAACTGGTGTATTAAAAGAGTATATGATAAAAGGCTTTGCTATGGATGATGAAAGATTGAAGCAGGGTAAAACTGCTTTTGGCAAAGACTATTTTCGTGAACTTCTTAATTTCGTCTTTTTGGTATTGCAGACGTAAAAGAACAAGACATCACCGGACACGACCGGGTAAACAAGTGAAGATGAAAGGATGGGATTGATATGAAAAAAGAAGATTTGTTAGCAATGGGATTGACAGAAGAACAGGCCAATAAGGTTCTTGAAGCATATACCGAATCACTTAAGGGATTTATCCCAAAGGTGCGTTTCGATGAAGTAAACGAAGCTAAAAAAGACTTGGAACAACAAATAAAGGATATGGATAAGCAACTCAAGGATCTAGGCGATAAGGCAAAAGGTAATGAAGAATTGACGAAACAAATTGAAGACCTCCAAGAAGCGAACAAAAAGGCTATAAAAGACTACGAAGAAAAACTGAAGCAGCAGGCTTTTGATTTCGCTGTGGAGTCAGCAATCCTCAACGTCAAGGGTAAGGATGTTAACCCGAAGGCAATTAAGGCTCTCCTCAAGCTAGATAACATTAAGCTTGATGGAGATAAGTTAATTGGTTTTGATGAACAGATTAACGAATTGAAGAAAACTGATGGCTATTTGTTCGCAGCTGTCTCCGGTGGAGGCGGTGGTGGAGCAAATCCTATAGGAGCAGGAGGAGGCCAGAAAAACCCTTGGAAAAAGGAAACTTTCAACCTTACTGAGCAAGGTAAACTGCTCAGAGAAAACCCGGCTTTAGCTAAATCTATGATAGTTGAAGCTGGAAAGAACCCAACAATATACGGATTATAAAAAAGGAGCGTGTAAACTATGGCAGTAACAAGAGTATCAGATATAATCATACCGCAGGTTTTTACTCCTTATGTTATTGAAGCTACAACAGAAAAGAGTGCTTTAATTCGAAGCGGTATAATGGGTGTGGAAGAAAGGATTGAAGTTCCTAATGGTGGAAAATTGATCCAGATGCCTTTCTTCAATGACCTTGAAGGAGAACCCGAGGCGATTCAGTTGGATTATGCACTGACACCTCAAAAAATCGGAACTGGCAAAGACCAGGCTCGTGTATGTGAGTTTGGTAAAGCTTGGTCAAGTGAGGACTTAGCAGCTGAACTTGCAGGTTCTGACCCGATGGCAGCTATCGGTGATAGAGTTGCTGATTACTGGGTAAGACAGCAGCAAAAAATCTTGCTAAAAGTTTTGGATGGTATATTCGGAGATAACCAAACGAACGATTCTGGAGACTTAATTCACAATATCGCAATTGAAGCTGGAAATTCCGCAACTGATGACAACATGGTTGGGGCTGAAGCAATTCTGGATGCTTGCCAATTGCTTGGAGATGCAAAAGACAAGTTCACAGCAATTGCAATGCACTCAAAACTCCACACAAGGTTGCAAAAGCTAGACCTGATTGACTTTAAACCTGATAGTAAAGCAAATATCGGATGGGGAACATACCTTGGCAAATACTCCATAATTGTGGATGACGCACTTCCAGTTGTTCCGGGTAGTACAAATGGTTTCAAGTACACATCGTATATTTTTGCGGCTGGAGCTATTGCATACAGAGAGGGAACTCCGAAGGTACCAACTGAAACAGACCGTATTTCATTGAAAGGTGAAGATATCCTCATTAATAGAAGGAAATTCATTATGCATCCACGTGGATTTAAGTGGACTGAAGCAAAAGTAGCTGATGAAATGCCTACACTTACAGAATTGGCAAACAAGCTCAACTGGGACAGAATTTACGACAAGAAAAAAGTAAGAATCGTAAAACTAGTGACAAACGGATAACTGCTCGGCAGTATGCCAAGCAGTTTCATTATAAGGAGGGATATCATGGGAGCAACTACGTTTTATGTTATAGAGATGGAGAAAAAGAAAAAGGAGCTTGAAGAGCTTCAGAAGGAAGTAGAAAAGCTTCAGGAAGAGAGAAGTAACCTTCTGGCAGAAATTGATGAGATGAAGAAAGAGAAGAAGAAGCTTTCGGAAGATAAAAAAGAAAAACGGAAGGATGATGTTAAATGAGCAAAGGACTTCCAAGAACCTTAAAAAACAGTAAAGAATTTAAGGCGGTTAAGAAGGCTTTAGAGAACTTAGGTGGTGAAATACCCGGTGGCGGAGAAATTCCAGGCAATGTAGGTGACGCAATAGCTGCATTGCAATCAAGTGTTTCAGCATTAGTCAATCCTGTTTCAATATCTACATTCACAATATCACCAACAGGGCCTTTAGAGGTTGGAGATACTCTTACACAAGTACAGTTTAATTGGAATATCAGTAATTTTGCTGGTGCAAAATCGGCAAAAATAAGAGATACTTCAAGCAATTCTGATGTTTATACCGTTTCACAAGCTAGCGGGAATTATGCTAAAACAGGATTGAATATCAAGAAAAACTCGCCTGCAACTCAGTCGTACCAATTGAGATGCATTGATGGTAATGATAAAGAAGTTAATAGCTCAACTCGAACAATCAACTGGTATTATCCTGTTTTTTATGGCAGTAGTTCAAAGGCTTCGGGTTTAACTGAAAACGAAATTAAAGCCATGACAAAAGAGCTTAAAGCCAATGTAAGCGGAACTTATAGCTTTGGTGCTGTAAACAATTCTTATAAATGGTTATACGTGCCAGAGTCGTTCAACCCCACATCGTTTAAAAGTGGAGGTTTTGATGTACCTATGCAATCACCTGTTACAATAAGTATCACAAATGAATTCGGTGTATCTATAAACCTCAAGGGTTATAGAGTAACTGTTCAAACAAGTGGTTCACTTGACTTAATAGTATCGTAAGGAGGGATATAAATGGCTAAGATACCTAATTCAGTTGGAATATTTGGTCCTGTAGCACCTAACGATAGTGCAGATACTTATGCAACCCATCTTGAAGAATACGGACAAGGCGGCTACAGAAGCGTAAATAGCATAAGCGAACGAGACGCTATCCCTGCTAACAGACGCAAGGTTGGTATGCTTGTTAATGTTGTTGGAGACAAGATATATCAGCTTGTGGGAGGTACTAGCAATAGCAATTGGCAGGAGTTTGTTACTGGTGGTGAAGTAGACCCTGCACAGATTGAATCTGTGGTAAATAGAGCACTACAATCAGAAGTACCAACAATTGCTTCTGATGTTGTAGATGCAAAAATTAATGAACTAATTACAGTAGAAAATGATTATTATGAACAGTGTCCAGCAGAAGATGAAGGTGCATTAAAGATTGTTGCTTTGGCTAAGCAACCTAAGAACTTGTTGGTATATGACCCTGAAACATGGGATGAATGGACACTTGATGATGGTGTAGTTGGTGATGAAACAGGACTTGAATTTACAGCAAACGGGAGTACAGCTGTTACTGCAACATTGCCTATTCGTACAAAACCTAGTATAACATATGTTTTGTTATATGAAGTAGTGTATTCTGACTTTACATCAAATGATGGGTTTACAATATCTACAACAAGCGCTTTCGATTTATCAGGTGGTGAACTAAACTTAAATAAGACAGTTGGGGCATACAAGAAAACAATGCCAACTAAAACTACAATAACTTATAATCAAATTCGTATTGTTGTAGGTTCTAGTGTATCATCAGGTAAAAAAATTAAAATAAAAAACCTAAGACTATTTGAGCTTTTAGATGGAACAGAATTTGCTAATGATTTTCCTAATCTAACTGGTTCACAACTAAATATAAAATATCCTTTTGACCCTGATTACAATGTTGAGAAGTACCCCGATAGCCTAATTCCATACAATCAAATTACATGGGAAGAATGGACACTTGGTTCTGGGAATGTTGCTGATGAAACTGGATTAGAATTCATAGCCGATGGTGTGAATCCCATTATAGCCACAATTCCAGTAGATGCAAAACCAAATGTATCATATGGTATGTTGTTCGAAGTTGTTTCTGCTTCTGACTTTGTTAATGGCGAAAATTTTGTTCTGTCTTCCAACGGTGCTTTTGATTCGCCTTCTGGTGTAAACTTGAATAGAACAGTAGGTAAATATAAGAAAAAACTAGTTGGTAAAAGTACAATAACACAAAATCAATTACGTATAGTTCTCGGCTCAAATGTTGCTGCCGGAAAGAAAATCAAAATAAAAGACATACGAATATTTGAGATTGTAGAAGGAACAGCTTTTGCAGAGGATTTTGAAGAATATACAGGTGAACAGCTTTGTGATATGTACCCTTTTGATGATGGTATTCCACAGTTAAAAGAAGGAGAAATTAACATAAGTGATGTTACTCCTGTAGCGCTTGGATATGAGCCTCAATTAGGAGATTATGTTCGACTTGTTAAGGCGTTCACAGGAGATGTAGAACTTGTTAAAGATTACGATGTAACAGTTGAAAATCTTGAATTAGGCACAATATCATCAGGCATTCCTAGTAGTATTGAAACTAGAGCAAGGACACCAGGATATATTGAACTTAGCAGAACAGATACATTATATGTACCCGATGGATATAAAATGTTTGCAGCTTTGTATGATGAAAGGAAGAACTTCTATCATTCCACGCATACAATTATGGGAGGTTTCTTAACAAAAATAGAGCCTAAATTTGATGGGTTTGCTAAGGTCGTTGTTGCTAAAGAAGATGACTCACCAATAGAACTTAGCGAAGCAAAGTTCTTTGTAAAAAGAAGGTTACATGTACCAAATGTATTTTTAAGAGATATGAGAGATTTTATCCTTGAAGAAAAGTTCAAAGCTGCAATGGATAGTTTGGAATGCTATATAGAAGTGTGTGTTGATGATTACATCAAAGAAAATGGAATGAAGATTGGGGAGGATAACAAAACAAGAACAGAAATAAAGGACTGGATATTAAACCGCAATAACTTTTTGTATAATGGCAGGTTAAAGCAGTATGGGAAATATATTGTGAATAGCGATAATGTTCCCGTACCATTACAGGGAGTTGCGCTGTTCCATATACCAAACCTTGTTTATCGAGTTCATACATATAGTACTTTAAAATTACTCAAGTATTATGGTGTAAATATAATTCGTTTACCGATATACATGAGAACTTACACTGGAAGTCAATATATGTATGATGGGTTATGTTATGGGTACGACACACATTCAGCAGAAATAAAAGCAGGCATACAGGATATAGTTGCATGGTGTAAAGAGTTGGGTATATACGTACTAATAGATTGGCATGTTATGACAACTGATAGAAGTATTGTTGAATACAAAACCATAGCAGAGGAATTCTTTACATGGGCATCTACTACTTTCGCATTGGATGGTAATGTAATGTTTGAAATAGCCAATGAACCATACAAGGATACAGCAGCATCTATGCAAGACTATGCACAATCTCTAATAAACATCATTCAAGGAAATATACCTAATGCTGTTATTGTGATGGGGCATGGAAGTAATGGTGTAGGAGCACTATATACAATGCTTCAAGGTATAGGTAAAGAAGGTGAAGTGTTTATTTCCGACCATGCTTATGTGTATGATGAAACAGACGCATTAACAAAGTTCCAAACTAACTATGGTCATGGTTATCCATTGTTCACATCCGAATGGGGTAACTCCGATTTAAGTGGTAATGGTAAAACCAATGACACTTTGGCACAGCAGTTTATTAATTGGCATTATGAGAATGCAATCCCAAACATTGCTTGGAAGTTCACTTATAGAGATTCAACAACATCATTACTTATTCCAAATAGAGAGGCGCAAATTGGAGATTACTTTAAAAATGGATTTTCTTTTAGTGATTTAACACATAATGGTATCTTGTACCTGACAAATTTCAGATACAATGCTTTCAGAAATTATATAGAAAGAGAACCAGTACAATAATAGGGCTATAATATATAGCCCTATTAAATAAGCTTTATTTTTTAACACTTTTTGCCTATAATGCAAAATGCAAAGGTTAAAGCCAATACAATAAAGCATGTAATAACTGAATAAAGTAATTGGTTTGGAATTGCGTAAAATAAATTACCAATTATCTTTAAAAATTATTAAATAATACCAATTATATTAAATTTATTAATTTATTTAAAGTATTTTGTTCGCATAAGGTGGTGTAATATGGCTTTAGTAACAAATGACACATTTCAGAAAATTGTAGGATACAGATTAGGAACAGATAAAAAATGGGCGACTGGCGGAGGATTTTTTGTTATACCTGTAAATTCAGGGGATTACATCACTGTTTACAATCGAAAGCTTATACAACTAGCTATAGTTTCAGACTTGGATTCATCGGATATTGTGATAGGCCAAGAGTTATCAAATATTCTATACTTCAAGGTTAAAACAGAATTAGAAGTAACGGGTTCATTCACTGCGCCAAGCAATTCAAAGTATCTATTAGTTTCAGGAGAAGATATTAATTCTAATTCTGTACTTGCAGACTGTGCTATATCGTTTCTAATTAATGGTGTAGATATTTTATACATCGAAGAACCAGAAGAGCCGGAAGAACGGGAACTCCCCCTACCTGAACCCTTAACAGTAGGTATAGACACTTATATAAGCTTATTAGATGCAAATACTTATATAAGGACTCATTACACTGCTGCACAGGCAGCAGTGTGGAATTCATTGTCTAATGCTGACAAAGATGCGTATTTGAGACAAGGATGTGCAAAAATAGATAGTCAAAGACTTGCTGGGAAAAAAGCCTCCCTAGCACAAAAACTTGAATTCCCTAGAGCAATATTTTCCGCTGCTGCTCACCGGTATATTACGCAAAAAGAGGTTCCAGATGCCGTAAAATCCGCACAAGTTGAAGAAGCGTTTGCCTTGTCAAAAGGAATTCCCAAGAGGCTGGAGCTTCAACGACAGGGGGTCAAATCTTTCAGGTTAGGCGATCTGTCGGAAGAATATACCGGAACTATGAATAATACACTGATTTCCGAAACATCAAGGCAGCTCCTACGGCCATTTCTTGCTGGAGGTGTACCAATATGTTAGATGCTTATTCAAATAACGTTGTAACTTTGGAATCTAAAACCGGTACAGAGTTCAACGGTACTCCTAAGTTTGCTGAACCTACTACTATACCGGCAAGAATTCAATATAAGCGAAAACTCGTCCGAAATAACATGGGCCAGGAAGTAGTTTCAGAAATAACATTGTACACCGAAGCGACAGTCAAAACGGGCGATAGGATTACGATAGGTGATGGCAAGCATATTGTAATAGCTGTATCAATACACAATGATTTAGACGGAAATGAAGCATTTCGGGAGGTGGTCTTGTGAAAGTTACAGCAGAACTTGAAGGACTTGAAGATATCGAAAAGTCCTTCAACAATAAACTTAAACAAGTCAAGCGTTACACAGCAAAAGCAATGGCTGATGTAACGCTTGATTTATTATCACGAGCTGTGCAGCTTGCACCAGTCGATACAGGGGACCTTAGGAGGAGCGGTTCGGCTAGCATAAACGGTGTTGAAGTTGCAAAAGGAAGCAAAGACGGAAATGCAAACGTTCTCAAGTCAGCTCCTGAAACTAATGCTGATGAGGTGTGGGGAGAAGTTGGGTTTTCAGTAGAGTATGCTTATGTACAGCATGAAGATCTATCACTCAACCATCCAAACGGAGGGCAAGCAAAATATTTAGAAAAGCCTTTTGTAACCAACACAGAAAAGTATATCAAACATCTAGAAAATAGCGTAGATAAGGCTATAGAGTACGGTGAGTAGTATGGCAAGTATGTTATATGATATAGCTGATTTTCTTATTGCAAAAGGTCTTGCAGTTGAAAAGGGTGTTGATATATTTGCTGAAACAATACCGGAAGCTCCGGATATATGCACTGTGTTGTTCGAGTATGCCGGCCGACCTCCAAACATTCCTTGTGAGCAAGTTGAAAGGTATTTTCAGGTTGCAACAAGGAATCCTGATCCAGATGCAGCAAGGTCGAAAAATTGGTCGATTTATAATGCTTTACACCCGGAAGAGCCGGGTGATAAACAGTCCCTTACTTTAGAGAGGTGGGGACTTATATATGCAGTAGATACACCGTCTAAACTCAAAATTGATGAGAATGGACGGTGTATTTATGTTTGCAACTATTTTATTCTAACTCAGAAAGGATGATTTTATATGGCAGAAGTAGGTATTGCTCTTGCACATTATGCAATTATAGAAGAAGATTCAACAACTGCATTGGTATACAAAAACCCGGTGAGATTATCAAAGTTGGTTGCAGTAGATATCAACCCAAACGTAGTTGAATCGGTTTTGTATGCAGATAATGGACCAGCGGAGTCTCATTCAGCATTAAGTAAAATAGATGTGGAAATTGAGCTAGCTGATCTAACACTTAGAGAACAAGCTGAATTGCTTGGACACACATTTAAAGATGGAGGAATTATAAAAAAGGCTTCTGATGTTGCTCCATATATAGCGTTTGGATTCAAGGCATTGAAATCTAATGGCAAATGGCGATATGTTTGGCTAAAAAAGGGGAAATTCAGCGAACCAACTCGAAACCATAGGACTCAAGGCGAACAGATACAATATAACACACCAAAGATAAAAGGATCTTTTGTTGTAACTGTTTATGACGATGCTTGGGAGGCAAGCATTGATGAGGATGAAGAAGGTTTCAACACTGCTGATGGAGCTGCATGGTTCACTGATACTACACTAGAAAACGGCCTAGGTGCAACAGCAGTTCCCGTGGCATAAGGAGGTATAATTGATGTCAAAACTGAAAGATGTGAGACTGAAGCCGGTACCGATTGTATTAGACAAACCTCGCTCAATATATTTTGATTTTAATGCGTTTGCTGAACTTGAGGAATTGTATGGAACTCTCGATAATCTGTTTAAAGCCATTGAAAAGCCGACTATGAAAGATTTACGGAATATTCTTTGGGCAGGATTATTGCATGAACTTCCTGTGCCACAAACAGACGAAAACGGTAAAACAGTTTACTATGACGATGGAAAGCCGTTTACTGTACACCAGGTAGGGAAAATAATGTATGGCATAAAAGACCTTTCAAAAGTCACTGTTGCGGTATTTAATGCGATAGCGGAGGCAATGCCTCAAGTGGGAAAGGAAGAAGCGGAGGCAACGGAAGCAATAGAAGAGAAAAAATAGAATTTGATTGGCCCTGGATAATGTATTTTGCTAGGGCCAATTTGCACATGACAGAAAAGGAGTTTTGGCGCTGTACTCCGCGAAAATTATATTCTTTTATTTTTGCCCTTTATGTCGAAAAAGAAGAAAAGCCAAAACAAGTATTTATTGACGAAATACTTCCTTAAAGGAGGTTTAAAATTTGGCAAGAGAATTAAAAGTAAGATTAGGCTTAGATAATGCATCCTTTAAAGCTAAACTCAATCAATCTAAAAATGATCTAAATCAATTCAGTTCAGCAATAAGAAACGCTTTTAGTTTTGCCGGTGGTGAGTTGCTTGTACAAGGGATTAAGAAAGGCTTTCAGGAAACAGTAACAGAAGGCCTTAACTTCAACGATACAATTCAGCAAGCTACGTTGGGATTCAAAACGATGCTGAAGTCGGCAGCTGATGCTACAGACCAAGTACAAGAGTTGTGGGAGTTAGCGGCAGTTACACCTTTGGAGTTTAAACCTCTTTTGGCAGCTTCAAGAAGGCTTATAGCTTTTAAATTTGAAGCGTCAGAAGTAACAGGTATGCTTAGGACTATTGGTGACGCGTCAGCTGCTCTTGGTTTGGGCTCTGATGGCATTAATCGTATATCCATTATTGACCGTATATCCCTTGCACTTGGACAAATGAAGGCAAAAGGAAAAGTATCAGCTGAAGAAATGAGGCAATTATCTGAGACTGGTATTAATGCATGGGAATACCTATCCGAAGCTGTTGGAAAAACGACAGCTGAGACAATGAAACTCACAGAAAGAGGCCTTATTCCTGCGGAAGATGCTATAAAAGTCATTCTTGAAGGCATGAGACGTGACTTTGGCGGCGGCATGGCCGAATTAGCAAAGACTTATTCAGGCTTGATGTCCACATTGAAGGACACTACTTCTCAGACAATGGGGAAGATAATGGAGCCAGCATTCAAGAAACTCACTGATGATATTCTACCAGAAGCTATTGAGAAGGTTGAGCAATTTGGTAAGAACTTCAAGGATGGAGGACTGAAAGGCGGAATAATTGCATTATTCCCCGAACGAGATACTGAACGAATAGCGAGGTCAATTGATAGCATTACAGCATCATTCAAGATATTACTTGAGACCGCAGGAAGTGCTGTGGGAATACTTGGTGAAACTGGTATGTTAGTTGTGGAAAATTGGGAGGCAATTGGACCAATCATTACCGGAGTAGCAGCTGCATGGACAACTTATAAGATTGCTGTTTCAGCCGCAGCAGCGGCGCAAGCATTAATGAACGGTCTTGTAAACATTAATCCTTGGATGTTGCTTGCTTCTGCTATAGTAGGTGTTACAGCAGCTATAGCAGGCTATAACATGGTTCAAAGCGAAATGGCAAGGCAGACAATCAATAATGCGGCATCGAAAGCTGATGAGATTGAGCAAACACATAAGCTTATTGATGAATATTATACTTTGAAACAATCTGCTGAACTTACAGTTGCTGAAAAAGAACGTCTTAAAAGTGTTGAACAACAGCTTATTCAGAAAATTCCGGAGGCAATCAAGGTAATAGATGATCAAACCATGGCATATGCTCAACAGAGGGATGTTCTTGAACAGTTAATCGTAACTAAAAACAAGGATCTTCTCGAAGCAGGAAAACTGAAAGGTGAAATAGCTCTTCCAGGATTGGAAAGAGAGCTTGAAAGCCTTAAGCAAGAAGAAGAAAAAGCCCGTAAGTGGATAGAGCAGTATCAAAAGGATATAGAATCTTCAACAATTTCTGGTAGGTCTCGTATTATGACAGATTATATTGAGAATCAACGTTGGAGTAACAAACTTGCCAACTTAATCGAGCAAAGAGAAAGAGTTGAAGACGAGATTGAAAAAGCCAAAAAGGCTATTGAGGCTTACAATAAGTATGTTGCTCAAGCTGAAGGCAATGTTTATACACAGCAATTAGTAGATCAAATTCAGCAAAGTTACAAAGAAGATCCGACCAGGAAAAAGCCATCGGATGATATTGAAGATACAACTAGTAGTATAACTAAACTAAATGCTTCACTAAATGACGGAGCTGACTACTGGAAAAAGCTTAAAGATGAAATGAATTCATTCTTTTCAGAAATGAGAAGTCAAAGAGATGAGTTTGCATCATTTGGTAATATGTTTGAGAGGAATGTTATAGAGAAGTTCTCCCCAGCAAAAATTCAATCAAGATTAAACCGATTCCTTAAGCAAATTGAGGAATGGCGAGCGAACCTCAACGAACTTACTGCCAAAGGTGTTAGTGACGATATATTAGCCGGTTTGAGAGGTATGGGGTTATCCGGTGCCGGAGTTGTGGCCGGACTTAACAAGATGGATTTACAACAGCTCTCAACAGCTCTGAATTCTATCAATCAAATTAGATATGCAGCAACACAAGAAGCATATCAGCAGGTCGTATATGAGCACAGAATTAATCTAAATGGTGCGATTGATGTCAGAGGTTACACTGATGATGGTCAGCTTGAGAAAATCAAGCAGATAGCTGCGGCAGAAATAGCAGATTCATTGAGCAGCTCTCAAAATTTGCCGCTTACAGGTACAGGGAAGAGGGTGATAAGTCCATGAGTGCATTATATTGGGGAAGTTTGAAGTTGAATCTAGATACTATTAACATGCCTCCTGCTGAAAAGAATTTTGTAGAAGAGAGCCTTATTCCATCTCAAAAGCAGAATTTCGTTTCTGCCGAAACTAAAGCTTTCCTAATTAATAATACGCTTCAGCTTGACTACTATCCTATATTGTTCAACAGTGAGCAAGTTTCTTCGCTTTCAGGAATGCCTTATGTTCGAGATGTGGATTACTCTGTTGATTGGGTAAGTGGACTAATAACAAGGCTCGATACTAGCTCAATAGGAGCAGAAGAAACGGTTTCGATATCTTATACTTACATCAACAATGAACCTTCAACAACAATTAGCAGCTACGGCCGGAAACGTAGGAAAGTTACAGTTGAAGGATGGGCGAATTTTGTTGATTGGGAAAGTATGGAGACAGATTATGCTCAAAATATAGCAAAAGCAGTAACACTTCCAACAGGTACTATACTCAATATGTATATTTCAAGAATCCCAAGGGCTATACGTAATCGAGGACTTGATATTATATATTTCACTATAGAATTCATGGAGGCATGATGAAATGCAACCTACTAATTTGGATTTTAGTCTTTTCAAGCAAAGAGATTTCAGCAACAAATTGAACTATAAAACTGAGGTTATTTTTCCTGACAATGATAATATGACTTTGCCAGTATATGCCTTCCAGATTGAAAGGGATATTGATTATATAGCTCAAAGCTGTCAGTTAGAACTCCACAATATCAACCCTAGTGATATTCAAGACCCCGGATATTATTCTCCGGACAGAGAAGGAACTTGGAATCAGATTTTATGGCCGGGAAAAAAGCTTCAAGTTAAAGTAACTGTACAGGTATTCGATAAGGACGTTGTTACAAACACACCTACTTACAAAGAAGAAACTTTTGTACTTTTCACAGGGTATATTGATGATGTTAGTATGGTTATTGAAGGATCCAAGAGCGCAATAAAAATCTATGCAAGGGACTCCGGAAATTTATTGATGGACAACAAAATTCCTGTTGATGAGTTTGGCGATAGATGGCTTGAATATAGCGAGGTTGATATATCAGATATAGTACATGATTTGCTTTTGAAATCTGGATTAATTGAAGATGATATAGGGTATATTCAACCTACTGGAATTATGATTGATATTGAGTTTTATGACTGTTCTTTTGCTGATTGTATAGCACAACTTCAAGATATATGTAATTTTGATTTTTACTTCAACGAAGAAGGAAAAGCTTATTGGATTGAATCATATGCTACAGGCCCAATAGCAGAAGTTATGACTTCATTTCCTAACTCAGAAACCTATAAATATCTTGGGTTTGAAAATGACCATTATAGTACAATTATTCCTAATAGTGAAACAGTAATTTCTTTGGATGGAAACACTAAGTATGAAAAAGATACAGACTACACAATAGACTATAGAAAAAAAGTTATATCTAGAACAGAGAATTCAAATATTCCTCTTAATACTAATATAAAAGTAACTTTCATACATACTGCATATCATTTTAAAGCTGGAGAGGATATATATTCTCTAACATACAAAATATCACGTCAATCAGTATATGGTTCAATCAAAGTAGTAGGAGATGGAGAAGAAGCAATATACAACAATCCTAACCCAACATATTACGGAGTGTCTGTAGAAAAAATTCAAATTTTGAGCGAAAATCTATATCTTACAACTGAAGTACAATGCCAAGAAATGGCTAACCGGTTAGGCAATGGGATGTTAAGAACTTTTAGGCATGCTGAAATACTTGGTGTGGGTATACCGTTTCTGCAATTTGGTGATTGTGTTCAGATTACTGAAAATATTACAACCGCATCTGAAATTTACCGAATTTGTGGATTGAAATTCTCTATGCAAAACGGAATGCTATACACAACTGCAAGAACATATTATTATGATCATTCACCTACTTGATTTTATGTAAGTTGTGGAATACAATGGGTACAAGGGAGGCGAATTGATTATGAAGAAAATTATAGTAGGTGTGATAATTGGATTTATTATAAGTTTTAGTGTACAAACTTTTGCAAGTGAAGCTATTACTGCTCTTAGGGCAACATTTGATGTGTATGTTGCAGGACAAAAACTTAATACTGATAAACCGATTTTATCAGTGAACGGTTCGACTTATTTGCCATTAAGAGATATCGGTTCTGCACTTGGAACAGAAGTAAAATGGAACGAAGAACTTAAACGAGTAGAAATCGGAATGGGATCTAATGAAGTTATTGCGACACCTAGACCAACACCTACTCCAACTAATTATGTTAAGAGTGCAGAAGATAAACTTGTTATAATCCAGCTTCTTGGAGCTAGAATAAATAATGAAGTATATAGCAGAACTGATGATACAATGGAATTTAAAATAAGGGTTATTAATAAGTCTACTTCAAATGTAACATTATCCGAGAAAGATTTTAAAGGTATTTACGAATTACAATCTCCTCCAAATACGGAACAATGGCAGTGGGTACAGAACAGAATATATTTGAACAAAGGAAGCAATATATTTGAGACTAAGATTGAGTTTGTAGATTTAAATTTGGAAAGAATGGTTCCAGGGGAAGTAAGAGAAGGAGTTGTAAAATATAAATCTTGGGCCTATAACAAATCTTGGTTTGGGGTTAAATATAATGATAAGGAATTAGTTTTTACTGAACTACACAGTTTCTAAAAGGACCACAAGGTCCTTTTTTGATGCCTAAAAAGGGGTGATATTTTTGAATAATAATCTGAAAAAAACAGTAACTAAAAGTATTGACAGAAGAGAACGTGACACGAAGCAAATAGTTGAAATGACAAGCGCACAAGTTGCAAACCTTAAACATTGGCCTAAAAATAAATACATAATAAAAACTGACGAGATATTGCCTCTAATAAAAGATGATCTAAACGGTTCATCGACTACAGAAGAAATAGCATCAAAAGTTAATGCTATAATTCAGTCCCTCGATGGTTGGATGTTAAGGAGGGAATAGTATGGCAAGAGGTTATAATTGGGAAAGTATTGATTTGTCATCAATAGGAATGGGTTACATGTATGATGTATTGTACATCCCCAACAAAGGATTTTTAGCTAGTGGTTCTCACTTAGAAAAGTATTGTATTTTTAGCACCGATGCTAGAAATTGGACACCTATTGGGACTCGGCCACCCGGTTCTGGAAGGTTATATTCTATGGGTCATAACCCTGTCACTGGAAGGGTAATAGGGGTAGGTGGAGGAGGGTATGTCAGGCTTTCATCAGACGATGATTTGGAAACATGGGAAAGAACCCAGTTAATTTATACTACGCCTGTCTATGTATCAGTAGCTTACGGAAACGGAATATGGGTAGCAGTTGGACTTTACAATAGGGTAATAACAAGCTTGGATGATGGAGAGACTTGGAACGAAATGGTCGTAAGCTATCTCCCAGCTACTAAACATATAGATTTTAGAAAAGTTATATATGTTGAAGATACAGGTTTTTTTATTTTCGGAACCAAGCCTGATTGGCCAGGTACTACTAGTGTTTTTCACTCCATAGACGGACTAAATTGGACTAAAATTACTTCAGGAGAGATAATGTCCTTTGGTGCTTCAGGAGCATGTAAGGGAAAAGATAAGTTTATATCTGTTTACGGCCATACCTCATTTATAAGCAAAGACTTTGAAAAGAGCGCTTATAGTTATGATGGGTTTACATGGCATGAAGGAAACATTGGTACAAAAGATATATTTAAGGTAATAACTGCTGGAAAAGACGATGCAGGTCAAGAGCAATTTGTTGCATTTGGAAATGAAGTATATCGTGGAGACGTTACTTCACACATTACCACTAATTATAAGATTGCAGTATCCAGTAACGGAATTAACTGGGATTATATAACAGGAACTTTTTCGCCACAAATTTCGTTACCAATAAGGTGGTGGCAAGTGATTTATGCTAAAGGTATTTATATAGCTGTTGGTGGAACTTCATCGCAAGGAGTATCGCAAGGAGTAATGATGATATCAGGTGAGTTTGACCACGATGAATCTAATGAACCAACGTATGGTTTAATAGGTCGATTAATGCGAGCTGTTTTAGTTGAAGATACAATAAAACTTAAACCTGTAAAACTTTATAAGTTTACTTCAGACCAGCAATTGATTCCTGTACACCTTAGCAAAATAAAAAATAACTAGCAACAAGTTGTTTTTTTGTTTCAATTCTTGACAAAACGTCCAGAACATCATAAAATAGATGTGCTACCGGATAGTGATTGCAACACGACAAGCACTTTGCCCAAGTGTTTCCGGTAGTATTTAATGGGCAACCCATGGGCAGGGTGTAGAAATACACCGACCAAGAGGACTAGGAAATCCTAGTCCTCTTTTGTTATGCTTTTCAGGGGAGTGAAGAACAAAGGACGGTGTATATATGCAGAATAATATTAGTGAGTTGATAAGTATGTTAAAAGAGCATAATTTCAATGTAGACAAGATAAACAAAAGACTTACCGCAATCGTAATAACCTTTGCCATTGTTATATGTGTAATGGGAATCTATATTATATGTTACAAGTGAGGTGTTAACATGTTAGAAAAAATCAAAGAAGCAATTAAAAAGATATTACCTAAACCGCCCCCTCCACCGCCGCCCCCTCCACCGCCGCCCCCTCCACCGCCAAAGAAGGAGGGATAATAATGAGTTGTGAAGCATGTATCAAAGCAGAAGAAATACAAAAGCTTGTCTTAGAAATAGCTCAACTAAAAGAGAAGGTAAAAGCATCCGAGGAAAGAGAAAAAGTACGTGACCTCAAATATGAAAATCTCTATGAAAAACAGAATCAACAATTAACCACTCAAGCTTTAATGTCACAGCAAATAGACAATATAGAAAAGACACTTAACAAATTTATTGAAGGAGAATTTAAGGAATTTGTAAAGGAGTTTAAGGAACTATCTGACAAACCGAGAAAACGATGGGATTTAGTTATCACTGGTATTCTTTCGGCAGCAGCTTCAATTATAGCAAAAACAGTTATTGATAAATTAATAAGTTAGAAGGTGATAAAGTGAAAAAGATATTTATAGATGTAGGTCATGGCGGAACAGATCCGGGCGCAAAAGCAAATGGATTAATTGAAAAAGATATCAACTTGACTGTAGGATTAAAACTTAAAGAACTATTATTAGCTAAAGGGTTTAATGTAAAACTTAGCCGGGAATCAGATATAACATTATCACTTACAGAACGTTGTAACATGGCTAATTCGTGGGGTGCTGATTATTTTATTAGTATTCACCATAATGCTGGGGGCGGTGATGGATGGGAAATAATTCACACTATACACACAAAGCAAAGCGAAGGAGACGAATTGGCCGAAGCAATAGGAAAAGAATTCACAAAGACCGGACAGAATATGAGACGAATGTTTTCAAGAGAAAGTACAAATTATCCCGGAACAGATTACTACACAGTAATAAATAAGTCTAAAATGCCGGCCATAATAACGGAATTCGCTTTCCTAGATACACAAGATTACAAGGCGGTTGATAGTATTGAGAAACTTCATATTGAAGCACAAGCCATATGTAACGGAATATGTAATTATCTTGGAGTTGTTGATACTCCTGTTGTTAAGGTTACTCCGGTAGAACAACATCACTGGGCAGAAAACCCTTTTAATTATCTCAAGAAATGCGGCATTATCATTAATGAAAAGAGATTTGATGATAAGATTACACGTGGTGAATGTTTTGCTTTATTAGCTCAAATTGTAAATAAAATTGATGAAATGAAAGGATGATGTATTATGCCACAAAACAGATTAAGAAGTAAAGTAGTATGGCTTGCTATTGTAGCACAAATAATTTCAATAGGACAGCTTACAGGATTATTTGCAAAGTATGGTATTGATGCCGGTGTTGTTGGTGATGTTGCTGCCGGTATATTGCAATTACTTGTATTGTTTGGAGTTCTTAACAATCCTACAGACAGTAAAAATTTCTAAATAAAAAAGAAAGGCCTCCCTTCAAAGCCTTTCTTTTACCTACCAATTTAACAGGAAAATTTTAAACAAACCATATGTAATTTTATTATATCATATGTTCATTTATTTTTTCAATTGAGTAACCCCTACCTAAACGGTGTAACATAAAATATTATTGTATTCTTGTAAAATTAATTACATTTATTTTATTTACAGGCATTGACAGCATTGACATAAAGTCTATATAATTTAAATGTCAAGTCTTTTCTTTAAAGTAATTTTAATATACAATAATAACGAACAATTGTTCGTTATATAAGCAGTTCAATAAATTAGGGGAGGTACTGACTAATGCAGGATGTAATAAAGAAACCCACAAAAACAAACGACCCTAAAGTATACTCCATAATTATTGATGGAGAAAAGTACATTATTGAACCAGAAGAGCTAGAAGAACCGCCCAGTTAAGGACGGTTTTTTATTTTTTTAGCAAATTCTACAAGTTTTTTTATATCATCTGTACCTAGGTCTATTAATTTAACACCTTTAAAAACTTCTATGGCTTCAATTCCTTCATTAATTAATTCTTGTGGCAAACCACTATCTATTAGTTCAATATTAGGTTTATCAGTGTTCCCAATCAAATAATCAACACTAACTCCAAAATATTCAGCAAACTTTTTTGTCACTTCTGTCTTAGGATCTCTTAAACCATTTTCATATCTAGAAAGTGTTGCTTTAGTGGTACCTAAATCTTTAGCCATTTTTTCAAGAGAAATATTTTTCTTTAATCTTAATTCTCTTAATCTTTCATTGAATTTAGCCATATTAGATGCACACTCCTTTACACTATATTATATCGAATGTTACCAGAAATAAAATATTAGTTACCAAAATGATAATAAATTTTCAAAAACCTATTGACACGTTACCAAAAATATAATACAATTAAGATACCAAATAGATAACACTTGTGAGGTGATGAAATGAAAAAAGCAAATTTACGTTTAAAAGCTGCAATAATAGAATCCGGCAAAAGACCAAGAGAAGTTGCAGCAAGTATTAATATGCCATATACTACATTCAGTAGAAAGTTAAACGGATGGACACCATTCACTGAAACAGAAATGGAAAACATCTGTTTAACTCTCAATAAAAGTCCTTTAGATATTTTTTTTGCAAATAGTGTTACCAAATGGATAACGAAATCTGCATAATGGGGGTTATTAAATTGTCAAAGTCCACATTCCCACCAATACGTTACTTCATAGGTGACAAACAAGTCAGCAAAGAAGAAGTTATAAAACACCTTAATAAAAAATATAACCCGGCAGCAACCGGGCAACAAAAAGTTAGTTAAATGGTTTATATATGAAACATGTGAGGTGTTTCATAATTACATTATATTATTTCAATCAGCTTTTTACAAATCCAAAAAAGAAATAAATTTCCAAAATAGAAAGGGGGTAAAGCATGTTCTATATGGGGGGAAGAGTTCGGGAATATAGGCAGAAGGTAGCTCCGGACTTATCAGCAGCAGAGTTTGCAGCAGAAGTTGGCATTTCAGCATCAGACTTATCAAAGATAGAGACTAATAAGAAGCGACTTTCTATTACACATGTTGTACTAATGACGTTACGGTTTGAGGACAAAAGCCTATATTTTAGGTTTAGACAGCAGGAAGATGAATTTATATTTAATTGTTTTACAGAGAAGAAATTAATTTCCGTTTAGGAAAGGGGCTGTTAGATATGTCGAATGTTACAGAAGAAATTCTTATTCAATCAAGATATGTAGATATGAAATTGATTGAATACTTAAAATCGAATAAAGAGGAAGCAAAAGAAGAACTAAGGGCAGCTCAAGAAAAACTAGACAGAATGATACTTGGATGTAAGTTATCGCAGGATGAAATTGACATGTTAATCAGAAAGGAGGAAATGAAGTGATTAAAGGTTATTTAAGTAACACAATGAGTGAATCAATAACACTCGAAGATGCAGTAAAAGGCTACAACGAGAAAGGCACATATTTTGAAGTTAATGACGGGCATATATCAAAAATGGGGAGGGAATAAGATGGGTTGTAAATGAGCGATACGTACAGACGAATATCATGGATGGGGATGCACAATAACAGGCGGTGCATGTATGTATTTTATTCCAAATTCAAAAGCATGTGCAAAAGATTATGGAGAAGGTTCAAACGTAAAAAAAGAAACTTAGGATGGTGAGTAATATGGATTGGTTTTCCGGCGGTTACTTCAACAGCTTAGAAGATGATTGGTACAAAGACATGTTAGATGAAGAAGAAAATGCCCGGGAGTTAGCCGAGAAAAATAAAAAAAGTGCTTAGTTCAAGCACTAACCAAATAATCCAAATAAATTATATCAAATAATAGGAGTATATGCATAAATTATATCAAATAATAGGAGTATATGCAAATGAAAGGTTATAAGGCTTATAAAAAGGGTTTAATTTGTAAAGGTTTTCAATATGAAGAAGGAAAAATTTTTAAAACTGATAAAGCAATATGTTGTTCAACAGGATTCCATTTCTGCGAGAATCCTTTGGATACACTAAACTATTATGATTTATGCGAATCTGAATTTACAGAAGTTGAAGCGTTGGGAGATATAGATTTACAAATAGATAGTGAAGATACAAAATGCGCAACTAATAGAATTAAAATTGGTGCAAAATTAGATTTAAAAGGTTTCATCAATGCAAGTTTTCACTTTCTTTGGTCTAAATGCACTGAAAAATTAAATAATGATTACTCACAGGTTGCAACATCCGGAGATAACTCACAGGTTGCAACATCAGGAGATAGAACACAGGTTGCAACATCCGGAGATAACTCACAGGTTGCAACATCCGGATATAGAACAAAGGTTGCAACATCCGGATATAGAACAAAGGTTGCAACATCAGGAGATTGCTCACAGGTTGCAACATCAGGAGATAGAACACAGGTTGCAACATCCGGATATAGAACACAGGTTGCAACATCCGGAGATAACTCACAGGTTGCAACATCAGGAGATAACTCACAGGTTGCAACATCAGGAGATAGAACAAAGGTTGCAACATCCGGATATAGAACACAGGTTGCAACATCAGGAGATTGCTCACAGGTTGCAACATCCGGATATAGAACACAGGTTGCAACATCAGGAGATAGAACAAAGGTTGCAACATCAGGATATTACTCACAGGTTGCAACATCAGGAGATAGAACAAAGGTTGCAACATCAGGAAATTGCTCACAGGTTGCAACATCCGGATATAGAACAAAGGTTGAAATAAACGGACAATATTCTGTTGGAGCAGCTATCGGAATTAATTCAACAATTAAAGGAGAAAAAGGTAATTGGATTACTTTAGCAGAGTGGGTATGGGATGATGAAAAAGAAACTTATATTCCTGTATGCGTAAAATCAGCACAAATAGATGGTGAAATACTTAAACCTAATACTTATTACCAATTAGTTAATAGCGAATTTGTGGAGGTTATAGAATGAAATGTTATGCTTGTGGCAAAGAAAATCACACAATAAATTATCTAGGTAGAAACATATGCGCTGAATGTTGGAGATTAGTACATATAGCAGAAAAAAAGATAGAAAACATGGGCAAGGTTACATACAAAGCAGGAAACTATTACATACAGAAACCAATTTAGCAAAACAAATTACCTTTTTACCTAACAGCAGGAACTGGCATAGCAATTATTATCTTAATGTTGATAGAAAGGACGGTTAATTGATTATGAATATATACCAAAAATTAATCGAGGTAAGGAAAGCAGTACCATACCTTCAAAAAGAAGATAAAGGCGCTCAATATGCTTATGTTGGAAGTAGTAAAGTGCTTAGCAATGTAAGGTCTAAAATGGATGAATTAGGGTTGCTTTTAGTTCCAGCAGTAATAGGAACAAAAGTAAGTGAAAGCGTAGTTGAATATATCGAAAAAGATAAATACGGAAACGAAAAGCCTAAAAAAACCACAACATATTTCACTGAATTAACATTAGAAATGACTTGGATAAATGCAGAAAATCCAGAAGAGCAAATAAAAGTACCATGGTATGGTCAAGGTGTAGATATAGCAGGCGAAAAGGGTGTAGGTAAAGCCCTTACATATGCAGAAAAATATTTCCTTTTAAAACAATTCAATATTGCTACAGACAAAGACGATCCGGACAGTTTTCAGCAAGATACTTCTAAACTTCCAAAAGATTATACAGATAAAACAGAACCTAAGGGCAATTATCAAAAAATATCAGAAACACAAGCAAAAAGGTTGTTTGCATTATCGAATGGCAATAAGGAATTAGTTAAATCAGTTATAGAAAAGTACAACTACAAATATACAAAAGAGATAAGCACACATGATTATGAAACAATTGCAAAAGAGATTGAAACATTAGCAAATAAGGCTAGTTAAGGGAGGAATGAATAATGGAAAATTTAGAGTTGAAATTAATAGATGAAATTATTGAAACTCAAGAGGGTTTTGTAATAGACAGCGATGATAAAGCAGAATGGGCATTGAACAAAATAGCAGAAGAAAAAGCAGAAACACAGCGTATGATAAACGTATGTGACACTATGATACTTAGGTATCAACAAAAAAAAGAAGAGTATGAAAAGAAGTTCGAAAATAAAACAGCATATCTTAGAAATCAACTTCAAACTTATTTCAATACAGTTGAAAAGAAAAAAACAAAGACACAGGAAACTTACAAACTTCCTTCTGGAACACTCAAACTTAAATATCAAAATCCTGAATTTATTCGAGATGAAGAAAAACTCATAGCATGGGCAAAAGCAAACAAACCTGATTACATTAAAACAAAAGAATCTGTCAACTGGGCAGAGTTAAAGAAAGAACTTATGCTATCTAATAATAAGCTGCTTACAAAGGATGGAGAAATAGTTGAAGGTGTAACTTTAGAAGAACGTGAACCGGTATTTGAAATTGATATATAGGGGCAATATTGCCCCTTAAAAGGAGGAATTCAAATGAAGTAAAAAGCAACATTGAATTAGCTATATAAGGGAGGATTAAACAATGTTAATAGCATTAATTATTCTTATTGCAATATTGCTAATATGGAAGTTTATACATACCGCTACATCAGTTTATATAGTTACTGGACCTATATCAAAAGTTTCAAATAAGCAAGTTATATTAGATTGTTTAGAAGAAATGGATTAGGGTGGTGTAAAAATGTCAAGACATATGGAACGAAGAAACCGGAGCATTTGCAGTAAAACAAAAACATTGCACTAGCAAACACTTATTAGGAAAATATGTGAGGTGTAGAAATGACAGGATGGATAAAGCTACATAGAGATATAACAAACCACTGGATATGGAATGACAAACCTGTCGATAAGTGTAGAGCTTGGATTGACTTAATATTAATGGCTAATCACAAAGACAATAAATTTGTATTAGGTAATGAAGTCATTAATGTTAATCGTGGAAGCTTTATCACATCTGAAGTTAAATTAATGGAGCGTTGGGGGTGGTCTAAAACTAAAGTAAGAGCATTTTTAAATTTGTTAGAAAAAGATTCAATGATAGTTAAAAAATCAGACCGAAAAAAAACCACTATCACCATAGTAAATTACAATGCTTGGCAAGATTTAGAAACCACAGAAGAACCACAAAAAGACCACAAAAAGACTACAAAAAGACCGCAAAAAGACACAAACAAGAATGATAAGAATGTAAAGAATGAAAAGAAAATATATACAGATTTTGTTTCTATGACAGAAGAAGAATATCAAAAATTAGTTACTGAACATGGTGAGATATTAGTTAAGAGATTTATAGAAACATTAAATAATTATAAAGGCGCTACTGGTAAGAAATATAAATCGGATTACTTAGCTATAAGGAATTGGGTTATTGATAAGGTAACAAAAGAGAAACCGCAACAAAAAGATAATTACAAAATGGTGTATTAAAGGGGGTGATAAATTGCGAAACCTTCCACATTCTCAAGAAGCAGAACAAAGTGTATTAGGCAGTATATTAGTTAATCCTTCTTTAATGCCAGATATAGCACATAGTTTAAAAGAATCAGACTTTTATAACCCAGTACATCAAGATATATTCCGTATTATGCAAAAACTTTACAACGATAGTAAAGGAATAGACATTATAACCGTATCAAATGAAGGAGCAGATATAGAATATCTTACAAACATTGCTGATATTGTTCCTACAACAGAAAACATTAAACAATATATTAACATACTCAAAGGTAAATCCTTAAGAAGAGAATATATTGCAGCAGGACAAAAGATAATTGATATGGCGATTAACGGACAATATGACAACTTAACAGACTTCAAAAACGATGTCCTAAGCACAGTTGATATTGATGTTAAGGACAATAAAGAAAAAGAAAGTCATATTAAAGAGATCCTTCCAAAAGTTATAAAAGATATAGAAAGACGGTATAACAGCAATGGTCAAGCATATAAAAAATATGGTTATAGGTGGCTAGACAAATATACTGGAGGAGTAAAAATAGGATTAACATATTTAGCAGCAAGGCCAAGTATAGGGAAAACAGCTTTCAGCTTAAACATAGCTAACAATTTAGTAGAGCAAGGCTTAAAAGTAGCAATGTTCAATCTTGAAATGGAGAAAGAGCAACTAGTCGAAAGGTTAATCTCAATCAGAACAAAACTTCAATACGAGAAAGTTCTTAAACCTTGGGATATGGAAAATAAAGACTGGGAGAAGGTTAGCAAAGCCTTAAAGTTAGGCAATAATGACATTTATATTTATGACACAGTATTCAAAGTTGAAGAGATAAAAAGCATATGTAGGGACCTAAAAATGAAAGGACAGCTTGATTATGTAATAGTAGATTACTTACAGTTATGCGAAACAATGAAGAAATGCGGAACATCAAACGAAAGAGTAAGTCACATAAGCCGACAGTTTAAGCTTATGCAGAAGGAATTGAAAGTACCGTTTTTAGTGTTAAGCCAATTGAACCGAGCTAATGAAGGAGAAAGCAGGAGACCAAAACTAACAGATTTAAGAGACAGCGGAAGCCTTGAACAAGATGCAGATAACGTATTTTTCTTGCATGACCCAAAAGCTGGCGAGTATGTAACAGAAGGGAAAGAGTATCAAGAAGTAGAGTTAATAATAGCAAAACAACGTTCTGGAATGAGAGATATATTTACGCAACTTAGATTCTTCAAAGGAACTCAAAGATTTGTAGAGGGGTGAGAGAATGAAAAAATTGACCCCAAAAGAACTCAAAACAGCTAGTTACAAAGAAAAATGCAGACTAATGAAAGAAATCATCTTAGGCAAACTTCAATATGTAGACAACGAAATTGAAGGACAGATTAATATTTTTGAATTGAAATAAATTATATGTGAGGTGTTGATAATGGCAGGTAGAAAAAATGTATTATCAGAACTGCAAGCACAAAAGATTAGAGAGAATTATAAACCCGGTGACAGCATAACAAAGATAGCTGAAAAATATCGAGTACACTACAAGACTATCAAGAACATACTAGGTGACTTATACATGCCTAGTAAAGCCGCTCAAAACTCCTTAAAACAACGCTTAAAAAAAGTCAAAGAAGAAACTAATCAATATAAAAAAATGATGTTCGCAACAAGTCTAAAAGAAAAAGCTGAAAGATATTTCAATAAAATCAAAGTCGGAGATTACATAAACATACTGAAAAAAGAAGATGGATACAACCGTACAATAAGATATAACAAAGTATCTGGAACAGTAACACAAAAGACAGATAACCTTATTTTTGTAGGACGTGAAAGCATAAGTAAGGGAGACTTGATAGAGTCTCTATCAACAAAGGAGCGTGTTGCTGTATGAGTATGAAGACATATCTAAACAAAGATGAACGTCAACAAATGGTATTCTTTGCATCACTTATAGGATATTTCGACAAAGTAATCATCAATGACTGGTGTAATAGAGATTCTCTTATAACAGCAGAAGAAAAGAAATATCTAAGAATGATTAATACCCTTATGGATAAGGTATTAAGAGCATTTATGAATCGGCTAGGAAAAGACTTCATAGAAAGGCTTGTAAAAGACATAGAGGATTCAGACATATTAGTATTATCAAAGACAAGAGCACAAATAAAGAAGCAGGAATTCCTCAAACAAGATGAAGTTGTAGCAGCACCACTTGATGATATATATGAACTTGCAGGAATAGCAATGATGCAATGCAATGAGTGTCCAGAGTGTAGATATGAGGAATGTAAGCTTAGAAAGTATCTAATGGATTTAAACATCCCGGCTGTTAATGAATATGCACATAATGTATGTCAATATAAACCGGGGGAAGTGAAATATAAAAGAGTGGTTTAAAACATGTCTAATCTTGCGTTGTCCTCACTGTTACTTGTCTACACTATAGCCGAATTATTAGAAGAACTAAAAGGAGGAAAATAGTATGTATCAATTAAAACCCATCATAGCCGAATTACTAGAAGAACTAATAAAATCCATCACAATAGGGGAATGTCTACTATTACATCAATCAGGATTTGCAATACCGTGTCGAAACGGAAAGCCAATTGGTGCAATAGATGAATAAGAAAAGACTTCCCGGATATATTCGAAGAAAGGGCAAAGCTTGAAAGGGAAATAGGTGCAAGTTGTATCAATGGAATATATCTTGATGAACTGGCACCTGATAGAGGGAAAATAGAGGATGAAGTAATAGAAGAGTGTAGTATATTTTGTCAAATGTTATTTCAAGAATAAGGAGTGTTCAGAATGTTAAATGAAATCTACAATTTTGTAAAACAACAAGAAGATAAACACTTTGAAATTGCAGAAAAAGAAAAGGATAATTTATCATCAAGCATAGCGAATATGGCACAAGCTACAGCATTTTTGAGAGTAAGAAGAAAGATAGAGGAACTATGTGGACAGAAAGAAGGTGAGTTAAATTAAGTATGAAAGAGTTAGAAAAAGAAATTGGAAGATTAAAATGCGAAAATATGGCTTTGAGAGCAGATAATGAACAATTAAGAAAAGACGTTAATAGGCTGAAAACAAGAGAAAAGATGTTAGAGAAAGCAGCAGAAATATGGAAAAAGAAATGCGGAGAAAGAGAGTGTAATATAACATGGAGGAAGAAGAATAATGAATTCATGGTGTGGAATTGGAAGATTAGTAAGAGATCCGGAGGTACGTTTTACACAGAGTAATAAGCAAGTAGTTAGTTTTACAATAGCAGTTAACAAGAAGTTTAAAAATGATGAAGCAGATTTTATTCCGGTGGTTGCATGGGAAAAGACAGCGGAATTCATAGCAAAGTATTTTAGAAAAGGACAGCAAATAGCAATAGAAGGACGGTTGCAAACAAGAAGTTATGAAGATAATGAGGGAAAGAAACGGTTTGTAATGGAAGTATTAGCAGAACAGGTGCATTTTGCAGGAGAAAAGAAAGAAGGACAGCAGGAAGAATTTAGACCGGAAGAATACACAATAGAAAACGATGATGAACTACCGTTTTAAGGAGGTACAAGGTGATAGATTTATTACTCGGAGGAAGCCCATGTCAAGGATTCAGTTCTGCAGGAAAACAATTAAACTTTTCTGACCCAAGAAGTAAGTTGTTTTTTGATTATGTTAAGGCATTAGAAATTCTGAAACCAAAGTACTTTCTACTTGAATATGAAGAATATAAAAAGAAGGTGATAGCATGATAAAGAATCCATATCAAGGACGCAGGAACAAATATGGAGTATCACCAAAAAAAGAAAGGACTTATAACGGCATTGTATTCGACAGCAAAGCAGAAATGAGAAGGTATAAGGAATTAGAATTACTTGAGAAAGCTGGTAAGATAAGAGATTTACAGTTACAAGAATCATGGGTATTACAGGAGCCTTTCACATATCAAGGTAAGAAGTACAGAGCAATACATTATATAGCAGATTTCAGCTATTACGATGAAAACGGAAATTATGTTGTTGAAGATGTGAAGGGCAGAAAAACGAAGGAATATCAAATTAAGAAAAAGTTATTCTTGAAGAAGTACCCAAACTTTATATTTCGGGAGGTGTCTTAGATGCTGAATTATACAATATTCGGCACAATAGAAGAACCAAAAGAACCTGAACGAGCAACAAACAGAATAAAGACAATGCAGGAAATGTATGGATATACAGAAGGGCAAACATGTAAGACCTGTAAACATGTTGTAAAAAGAAAATGGGATAAAGTATATTACAAGTGTGATTTGTGGAGATTGTCTCATAGTTCATCAACGGATATTAGATTGAAAAATAAAGCATGTGGAAGATGGGAGAAAGATGAGTAAAGTAAACAATAAAGGGGTGAAGTAATGAAAGCAAAATATGAATCAAGCTATGATGATTACTTCCCGGAAGAATCCGCACAGTATTACAGTTTGATACTAGAATATGCAAGATTAACAGAAGAACATACAAATGGAGCTCTTCAAATAGCACAAAAAGCCTTAATACTAGCAGACAGATATAATACTATCAGCAATGATGCAACAAAGCTTGACAGCATAAAAATAGGGCAGAAAACAGATAAGCAAAAATTCTTTTATGGCCGGTACAGGATATTAAGAGAAATACATACTCATGCAAGAGTAATATGGAAAGAAGGAAATGTAGAAAGCAGGACATATGGAAACGGTGTAGCATAGAAAATAATACATGTGAGGTGGTATTATGTTAGTAGAACTGCTTAGAACATATCTAGAGAAAAAAGCAGAATTAGCTTTTAGGACGCTCGAAATTGAAGAAATAGAACAAAGAATAGCATATCATAACCTTGTTTATGTAGAAACTCTTAACGAGTGTTTAGAAGGCGAAGTAATGAAGGCACCAATATTAAGCGAAATACCAAAATCTATTACAAACAAATTCAGCAGCAGCACAGAGAATACAGCACTAAACTACAACACAGTATATGAGAACAAAGTAGATGTATTACAATTAAAGATAGACAAAGCAAATATGGAAAGGCAAATAGCACCGCTTAGGCGAGAAGTAGAAACTGTTGAAAGATTGTTGATATCTCTGAATGACAAAGAAAAATTTGTAGTAGAAATGAGGTACATAAGAGACTATAGCAACAATGAAACAGTGATGCGATTTGCATCAAAGTTT